TGTTGTTGCAATTGCTGAAAAGCTAAGTATTCCCATTCCTCAGTGGTTCGTGAATGATGAATCTAACAAAGTGAAGCGTGGTGTGTATCGTGTTCCAGCTGCATCCAACGTGGCACCGGCTGCTTCCGTGGCTATCAACATGGCTGCACAAGTGATTCCACTTGCAAAGCCTGAGCCAGTTGCTGGTAGTCGCATTGCAAATGTGACAACTGATCTTGAAGTTACTGATTTGATACCAACTCAGTATTCAAACTATGTACCTTTTGGCAACTTTGCTGATGTGTTGTCAATTGTACAATCAAATATGTTCTTTCCTGTTTTCGTTACGGGTCATTCTGGTAACGGTAAAACAATGTCAATTGAACAAGCTTGTGCCAAAGCAAAACGTAAATTCGTTTGCGTATCAATGACACCAGAAACCGACGAAGGCGATCTTCTTGGTAACTATGTTCTGATCAACGGTCAGATGGAATGGCGTGATGGTCCTGTTACTGTTGCAGCCCGCCAGGGTGCTGTATTGTGTATTGATGAAATTGATTACGGCGCACAAAATCTGTCCTGCCTTCAGCGTGTCCTTGAGGGTAAGCCGTTTCTTCTGAAAAAGAAAAACGAGGTTGTTGCTCCTGCTCCTGGCTTTACTGTGTTTGCTACTGCTAACACAAAGGGTAAGGGTTCTGAAGATGGTCGCTATATGTTTACCAACGTATTGAATGAAGCGTTTCTTGAACGTTTTCCTAATACGATGGAACAAGAATGGCCTCCTGCGAAAGTTGAAGAGAAAATTATCAGCAAAGAACTTAATTCTGTTGGTCGTGCTGATGATGACTTCGCCAAAAAGCTTGTGACTTGGGCTACAGTGATTCGGAATACTTTCACTGAAGGTGGCTGTGATGAAGTTATCTCTACCCGCCGTCTGGTACATATCGTTAAAACATACGGTATCTACGGTGATAAGATCAAAGCAATTAAGTATTGCTTGAATCGTTTTGATGTTGATACTTCGGTTACTTTCCTTGACTTGTATACCAAAGTTGATGGCGGTGCTGATGCCGACTCTATCAAACCTGCCGAAACGCCTACAGCAGAAACAAACACGGAAGAAATTCCTTTCTAAGCTAACATTTACCAGGGGGAGTGTTGACACACTCCCCCTTTTTTTATATACTGACAATATGTAGAGAACAGTCGCCTCTACTATCTTTTCTTTTTGTGCGACTAATTTTTCATGGAGTAAATTGAATGTCTGCTAAACAGAAAATTCTAAACTATCTTTCTAAAGATTCTGGTTACAACACACTCACTGCGGCACAAATTCGTGCCCGTTTCGGTATCACTAATGTTGGTGCCCGTATTGAAGAACTTCGTTCAGAAGGTCACTGCATCTACACCAACAAGAAAACTCTTGACAACGGTAAGACAATTACTTACTACCGTCTTGGTAAGCCTAGCCGTGAGATGGTTGCCGCTGCACATGCTATCTATGGCGCAGAAGTTTTTGCCTAAAAAATAGTGAGTTTTGAAGTAGGGACATATATATAATATGTGTCTCTACTTTTTTTTATGGATAAATTATGCAAATACAAGTCAACCTTGAAGAACTAAGAAAAAATAAACTGTTTGTTGCAACACCAATGTATGGTGGCATGAATCATGGCTTGTACATGAAATCGTGTCTTGATCTTCAAACAGTTATGATCAAATATGGAATTGAAGTTAAGTTTTCATTCCTATTCAACGAATCACTCATCACACGTGCAAGAAATTATTTAGTAGATGAATTTCTACGTACAGATTATACGCACATGATGTTTATTGATTCAGATATTCATTTTGATCCAAATGATATCATTGCACTGATGGCACTTGATAAAGATGTTATCGGTGGTCCTTATCCGAAAAAATCTATCAATTGGGGCAACATTGCTGACACTGCTCGGCGTCATCCAGATTTGAATCCAAAAGAACTTGAAAATCTTGTTGGTGAATATGTGTTTAATGTTGTGAAAGGTACACAACAGTTTCAAGTTTCTGAACCTCTTGAAGTTATGGAGATTGGTACAGGTCACATGATGATTAAACGTCAAGTCTTTGATAAAATGGCAAAAGCGTTTCCTCAAATTCGTTACAAGCCAGATCATGTTGGTCAAGCTAACTTTGATGGCTCCAGATATATTCATGCATACTTTGATACAGTGATTGATTCTGCCGATAGTTATACTGGCGGTGGTTCAGATCGTTATCTGTCCGAAGATTATATGTTCTGTCAGATGTGGCGTAAAATTGGTGGTCAAGTATATCTCTGTCCATGGATGAGAACTCAGCACATCGGTACATACGCATTCACAGGTAATATGCCTGCGGTTGCACAATATACTGGTCGTCTATGATAGATTATAAGTACAGTGAAGACCGTATTCTTAAAGAGATGAAAGAATACATTGATAAGACATACGGTCAACACTATTCACAAAATAAATTTCAAGCATCAGAATTTATCATGGACAGTGGACATGGTGAAGGTTTTTGCATTGGAAATATTATGAAGTATGCACAACGGTACGGTAAAAAGAATGGCTATAATCGTGATGACTTGATGAAAGTTTTACATTATGCTATAATGGCTCTACACAACCATGATTTGACAAGGAAATAAATTATGAAACTCTCTGATAACACACTTACGTTGCTGAAGAACTTTGCAACAATCAATCAAGGTATTATGTTCAAAAAAGGTAAAACACTTCGTACAGTGTCTAGCCAAAAGAACGTAATGGCTGAAGCAACAATCAATGAAGAAATTCCAACTGATTTTGGTGTATATGATTTGAACAACTTTCTTTCCGTTCTATCTCTACACAAAGATGATCCCGTTCTTGACTTTCAAGACAACAATGTTTTGATTTCTGGCCTTCAGGGTCGCAGCAAAATCAAGTATCGTTTCTGTGCGCCGCATATGATTGTCGCTGCACCAGAAAAAGCAATTGCTATGCCTGAGCCTGAAATTTCTCTCACTCTCTCACAAGAAGACTTTGATTGGATTCTCAAAGCAGCATCAGTTCTTTCTTCACCGTTCATTGCAATTGAAGCTGATGGTTCAAAACTCTTTGTTACTACTTTTGATCCACAGAATGATTCAGCACATACAGAGTCACTTGAGATTGCAGAAAGCAAAAAGACTTTCAAGATGTTGTTCAAAGTTGAAAACTTGAAGATGATTTCTGGTGATTATGATGTTAAAATCTCTTCAAAGGGTATCTCAAACTTCAAACACAAGACACTCAATCTTCAGTATTGGATTGCAACTGAAACTGGTTCCAAATATGAAAAGGACAATTGATGTTTAAATATTTCACAAATGCATCAAAAGGCTTTGAAGGTGAATCAATTGCAATTAATCAATCAAAAATTGCTACAGTTATTGAGTTCAAGCCTGAAGAAGGAGAACCAGTTACCATTCTTTATGCATTGAATGGTAATTCTTGGGAAGTAAAAGAGCCTTACATGGAAGTTGTTGCAAGACTGAATGAAGTTTGACATTCTAACGATTGTCTTTTATAATTATGATTTTTGTGAGGAAACAAGATGGAACATCTTCTGTGGACGGAACGTTACAGACCACAAGTAATAAACGACTGTATTCTACCAGATCGTCTGAAAGAAGTTTTTCAGGAATATGTAAATCAGAAGCAGATACCCAATCTGCTTCTGACTGGTGGAGCGGGCGTAGGCAAGACAACAATCGCCAAAGCAATGTGCAACGAGATCGGTTGCGACTTCATGATTCTCAATGGTTCTGATGAGAATGGTGTTGATACAATTCGTGTAAAAATCAAAAACTATGCATCTGCAATGTCGTTTACTGGTGGTCGTAAAGTTGTCATTCTAGATGAAGCCGATTATCTTACACCAAACGCACAAGCAATTCTAAGAAATGCCATTGAAGAGTTTGCAGTAAACTGTTCATTCATTTTCACTTGTAATTTCAAAAGCAGAATCATTGAGCCACTGCACAGTCGGTGTGCTGTAATTGATTTTCGTTTGCAGAATGGTGAAAAAACAAAAATGGCATCTGCGTTTTTTAAACGCATCACACACATACTAAACACAGAAAAAGTTGAATATGATGAGAAAGTGATTGCTGAACTTATCAAGAAACACTTTCCAGATTTTCGTCGTGCTATTAATGAACTTCAACGCTACTCTCAACTCGGCAAGATTGATGTGGGCATCCTCTCTCAGATTGGTGACATTTCTATTTCACAGATTGTCAAACATCTGAAAGAAAAAGACTTTGCATCCGTCCGTAAATGGGCAGCAACAACCGAAATTGATAGCACGACATTCTTTCGTAAACTCTATGATGCTTTGTATGATATCGCAAAGCCTCAGAGTATTCCACAAGCAGTGATCATTCTTGCTGACTATCAATACAAACAAGCATTTGTTGCTGATCAAGAGATCAATCTTGTTGCTTGTCTGACTGAACTGATGGCAAATGTGGAATTCAAATGAAACACGATCAAAATATTGTGTCTTTAAATGAATTTTTTGAAGACGGTGTTCTTCATAATTACGTGAAATCAAGGATTGATATTGATGATCCTTGGATTGGGACGCAATATGAAGGATACTTAAAACTCTCAAACACACAAATGGGAGCTTTTGGTGAAATTTTAGTGTCTAAGATAATGCAAAAAAAAGGTAGTGAAGTTTATCCAAGAAGAAATAGGGAGCATGATAGAATAATTGATGGATACAAAACTGAAATCAAGTTCAGTTTAAGTATGAAAACAGACTATTTTACGTTTAATCATCTTGCATGTCATAAAGATTGGGAGAGATTAATATTACTTGGCGTAAATCCAAATGATCATTTTCGTATAAATTGGATATGCAAAGAAGATTTTGTTAAAAATATAAACTCAAACAATTGCGTTTTCAAGCATCAACAAGGAGGTAAAAATAGTGAAAATGATGACTACATGTTTTCCAGTGATTATTCTAAGCTAGAAACCGCTAAAATTTTACAAGAAATGAGTGTGTGGATGAAAGATGGTATAAAAAAGATAGGGGTTGAACTATGGATGTAAATATCCATAATTTTTTGAATATTAGAAATACCACACGAAAGTTAAATGATATTGAATTTGAATCTGTTGTCGCAACACTTGCTTCTCAGTTAGAAAATATTAGTTTTATATCAAAATATTCTGATCAACAATTGAGAACTGATTGGAATAATTTATGTAAGTGGAACTCAAAAGATGATTACATAAATTCAACATCAAGAATTGGTATGAAACTTTGTGAACATTATTTTCCAAATTTTTATGACATTGAAAACAATAAAGGTAAAAGTTTTTCTAACAGTTGGACTGCTGACAATTTGGAAAAAATACTAAGATGGAACAGAAAAAGCCATAGTACGCCATACTTATCAGAAATTAAAAGAGGAATTTATTTTTGTTGCGGTCTTACTAAAAATACAATGTACAGACCACAAATGGCAAAACTATTATGCATACATCACAAACCTAAAATAGTTTTTGATCCTTGCGCTGGTTGGGGTGGTAGAATGTTGGGTGTTGTTTCAAGCGGTGCAAACTATATTGCATTTGAACCGAACACGGAGACATATACGGGTTTGATGGAGATAGTTAAATTTTTAAACATTCAAGATAAAGTAACATTGATTTGTGACGATGCTTTAAAGATGAATGCTTACAGCTTACCTAAAGTTGATATGATTCTGACTAGTCCACCATATTTTGACGTAGAAGTGTATTGTAAAGAAGACACACAATCAATAACGAACATTTCTGATTATGATGGATGGATTAATTCTTTTCTAGAACCACTAATCGTAAATTCTTTAGATTATTTAAATGATGGTGGTGTTACATGTTGGAATGTTGGTAAAGTAGGTAGAAGAGATATGAAAAATGATGTTGAAAGAATACTTAAAGATAAACAATATTTCTTATCTGAAGTCTTTTCCGTTTTGAGTAGCAAACGACAAGCACTACAAGACACATCTAAAAATTTAAAAAGCGCAGACACAACTGAAGTTTACAAAATTATGGAGTCCAAATGAGCGATCCATTTGAGTATGTCAAATCCATTCTTCAGTCCAAGAGGCAACTGATTGTTGATGATCTGACTGAGAAGGAATATCAACCCTTTCTGACCAATCGTGCATTGTCTCAGCATAAAGATTGTGTTCTGTACGCAAATGAGATGAACCGCAGGCACCATCTGGACAAAAAGCTTCAAAATGACTTTTTGCTTTACACGGTAAGGTCTATGAAAAGACCGTTTGCGAAGTGGGCAAAAGCAGAAAAAAATGAAGATTTGGAATGTATCAAATTAATCTTTAGTCTGTCTAATTCTAAAGCAAGAGAAGCCTTGCGCCTACTTAGCAAAGAACAAATCCAACAACTAAAAGAAGAAACACAAATTGGAGGAATCAAAAATACTAAATAGTATTAGCAAATACTCACTGGAGAATAATATGAGAAACGCTAATACTAATGAAAGAGAAAGAAAAGAATATAAAGACATATCTACATATTACGTAAAATGTATGTGGTGGAGAGCAAAAAAAAGATCAGAAAAAAATGGTGTAGAGTTCAATATTTTGAAAGAAGACATTGACATACCTGATGTTTGTCCAGTTTTTGGCTTCAAATTTGAAGTAGGAAAAGGAAAAGGACCATCAGATAAATCTCCATCATTAGATAGGATAGATCCCAAAAAAGGATATGTGAAGGGAAATATACAAGTCATATCTTTCAAAGCAAATAAAATGAAAAACGATTGTAGTGTTGACGATATAGAAAAATTACTATGGTTCATGAAAACATTGAAAGACTAAATACCGTAAGGTCTATGAAAAGACCATTTGCGAAGTGGGCAAAAGCAGAAAAAAACGATGATTTGGAATGTATCAAGCTGGCCTTTGGCCTGTCCGACTCCAAAGCAAGAGAAGCCTTGCGCCTACTTAGCAAAGAACAAATCCAAAAACTAAAAGAAGAAACCTATAAAGGTGGATTAGGAAAATGATATGGTTGATCTATCTAAGTTTGTTGAAGTCACCCTAAAGCACGAGGATGATTTCTTAAAAGTACGTGAAACTTTAACACGTATTGGCGTATCAAGTAGAAAAGAAAAGGTATTATATCAGTCTTGCCATATTCTACACAAGCAGGGCAAGTATTACATAGTTCATTTTAAAGAATTATTTGCACTAGACGGCAAACTCTCAACTATTACCGAAAACGATATACAAAGGCGTAACGCAATTGCCAATTTACTTGAAGAATGGGGTTTACTAAAAATTGTAAACTATGATATACTAAGAGAAAATATGGCACCCATTCATCAAATTAAAATTATTTCTTTCAAAGAAAAAGACGATTGGGAACTTATTGCTAAATATAATATAGGTAAAAAAGGCAGAGCCGAATAAGGACATTTCATTATGAATAAAGTGAAAGCAAATCCTGTGAAACTAATTAATAAGTATACCAAAGAAGAAGTGTATACTAGGGATTATGACGATGTAATCCGCGAAGGAAACAATGAGTTTGTTCGTGTGTTTCAATCGTCAAATCCTAACCGAACTTATCTTGTCAACCGTACAGCATTTACAGTTGTCAAGTAAGTCGTGATGCCTTCGGGGTCACGTAATTTAACTTGCTTAATAAGGAGAAAACTATGACTATCACTCGTATTAGTCCACTACTACATCAAACTTTAGGCTTTGATCGTTTCTTTGATGATATTGAAAGATTGCTTGCTGCTACACCAGCACAGCAAAATGTGAATACATTTCCATATCACAATATTATCAGAGTAGATGAGAATCGCTACATTGTTGAACTTGCGGTTGCAGGCTTCAGCAAAGATGACATTGAAATTACTAGAGAAAAAAATACTTTGGTAATCAAAGGTGTCAAAGAAGAAGATGAGATGGGACAAGCGACATATCTTCATAGAGGTATTGCTGCACGTAATTTCACTAAAACAATTACTGTTGCTGACACTATTGAAGTACACAGTTCGGAACTCAAAGATGGTATTCTGCGTGTGGGTCTTATCAATATTATTCCAGAACATCAGAAACCAAAACGTATTGAAATTGGTAATGAACTGAAATTCTTTGATCCTCAACTTCTACAAGAAGACAAGAAAGCAGCGTAATACAGTGGGGCTTGCGCCCCACTTTTTGGATTTTAAATCATGAACGACATTTTTGTATTGAGTCACTTTCATAGAGACTTTCCTTTCAATCACGCTTCTTCATGGATAAAAGCTGGCTATGCTGGCGGTACTGGTCCATATGAATGGCATCCTCCATCAGACAACGGCAAATTCATTAATGTAACACCAGGCGGTGTTATAGAATACAAGCATTATTATAAAGGTGTAACTGAGCATGATTTTCTTCGTGCGATGGGACAACAAGCATCAGAATATTGGTTGTGGAAAAATTGTCAAACAGATTTTATTGGCTGCACAACCTATCGTAGATACCTTATGATTGACGGCAGTGAAAAGTTTGATGTGGCGCATGTAACTAAAGCGTCAATGAGTCCTACGCAAGAGAGCGCAGATTTCTTATCGTCTGAAGTACAAAAAGAAAAAGCGTTACAGTATCTTGAAAATGTAGATGTCATTACAAACAAACACACGGTATTATCATGCTCAATTGAAGAACAGTATCTTCAATCACAACAACAAGAGTATTGGAATTTATTCTTAACTGGCATTATAGAATTATTTCCAGACTACCGAAAGCACGTTGATTGGTTCAAAACTAATGTCATCAATTTTGAAACTTGTTATATCATGCGTAAACAAGCATTCAAAAAATATGCTAGTGAATATTTTGAACTGATGGAATATATTTGGAAAAATACCAGTAATCCATATCCAACACAACAAACAACATCTGAACCTTTACCGTGGAGATATCCAGGCTTTTTAGGTGAAAGATTTTTTCCTTTCTTTTTACATGCTAATGGCTTGACTTCTTTGCATGTTCCACTTATAATATTAGAATGAAAGAAAAATTTATACAAGCCCATATGAAAGCAGCAGAAGTATATGCTGAACTTTCTACGGCAACACGCCTTCACGTTGGCTGCGTTGCGGTAAAAGATAACACAATTATCGGTATTGGTTACAACGGTATGCCGAGTGGTTGGACAAATGAGTGTGAAGAAGTTTTCTTTGTTTCAGATGATGAGACTGATCTGAAACCTATAGATTTAGAAAAACTACAATACACAAAAGTTGCACATGGTTGGATAAAAACGAAATCAAAACCAGAAGTTCTCCATGCAGAGACAAACTGTCTGGCAAAGATTGCTCGGTCAACAAATTCAAGTGACGGTGCTAGTTTATTTGTTACACACGCACCATGCTTAGATTGTGCCAAAATAATATATCAAGCAGGAATAAAGGAGGTTTATTACAAACACAGCTATCGTGAAACAACTGGCATAGAATTTTTAACTAAGTGTAAAATAGAAGTAGTTCAAGTTCAATAATAAAAGGAGAGCGTTATGAGTATTATCGCTAAAGTCGCAAAGCAACTTGCTGAAGCTAATTCAAAACTTCCTAAAGCTTACAAGTATGACCTTGCATTGAGAGAGTTTGACAATAAAGTTGAACTTATTGGTCTTGTTGATGACCCAACTTATAACATTGAGGATTTTCGTGGACGCGAAATGTTGTTTCCTAAAAAATGGGTAACACTTGATGTTCTTGAAACTACAACTGGAGTAACAGTATGACAATTAAATGCATCACTTTTAAAACTCATCAAACAATCATTGGTGAGATTATGGATGAAGGTAATAGTGAAATTTACTTCATCAAAAATCCTGTACAAATAATTTCTGTACCACCACGTTCAGCAAATGATCCTGGTGGTGTGGGCTTTGCACCATATCTTGCTTTTGTTGAAGAGTTTGATAAGGGCATTCGTATTGAACGTGCTGATATGTTGACAATCAATACGCCTGTTGCAGACTTGCTAGAAAACTATCGGCGCATGTTCAGCAAAATTGAAATTGCACCAGCAGGACTAAAGTTGTAATGTCAAAGTATTACACAAACGTATGCGTTCACAACAATAATATATTGTTTCGTGGAGTAAACAACGGACGGAGAGTAAAGGCAAAAGTCAAATACTCTCCGACTTTGTTTTTGAAGTCTAATAAATCTTCTAAATGGAATTCATTATTCAATGAGCCATTAGAACCAATGACCTTTGATACTATTAGGGAGGCACGTGATTTTGTCAAACGTTATGAAGATGTTTCAAACTTTCAAATCTTTGGCAATACAAGGTATGAATACGCCTTTATTGCTGACAATTTTAGAGGTAACATTGATTGGGATATTTCTGATCTCTCTATTGCTTTCATAGACATTGAGGTCGGTTCTGACAATGGATTTCCTGATCCATACAAAGCAACAGAGCCAATCACTGCAATTGGCATACATCAATTAAATGGTGGCACTACAGTTTATGGTTGTGGAACTTATGAAAATAATCGTGATGATGTTGACTACATTTTATGTGAAGATGAAATTGATCTTTGTGAAAAGTTTCTTGCTGATTGGACAAGCAATTGCCCTGACGTTCTTACTGGTTGGAATATCAAGTTCTTTGATGTTCCTTATCTTATCAATCGCTTCAAACGTATACTTGGCGAAGATGATGTAAAGAAACTTTCTCCTTGGGAACTTATTTCTGATCGTGAGATGGTGTTCAAGGGCAAAAAACAGATTGCATATGAAATTGTCGGTGTTGCTGCACTTGATTATCTTGAGTTATATCAGTGGTATGCTCCTGGTGGCAAGAACGTTGAGAACTACAGACTTGAAACGATTGCAAACAATGAACTAGATGAAAGTAAATTGTCGTATGATGAGTACGATAACTTGCATCAACTATACAAGTTAGATTATCAGAAGTTTATTGATTACAATATCAAAGACGTTCATCTTGTTCTTGCACTTGAAGATAAGTTGAAGTTGATTGAACTTGCACTCACTCTTGCATATGATACCAAATCAAACTTTGGTGATGTGTTTGCACAAACACGCATGTGGGATGCTCTGATCTATAACTATCTGCTTGATAAACAAATCGTTGTACCGCCAAGAAGAATCGTAAAAAAGAACGAAGCTTTTGAGGGTGCATATGTCAAAGACCCACAAGTTGGTTTGCATGATTATGTGGCATCGTTTGACTTGAACAGTCTATATCCACACTTGATCATGCAGTACAATATCAGTCCAGAAACATTGATTGATAACTCAAATTATTCTCCAGAGATGCGTAAGCTTTCATCCGAAGCTTCTGTTGATAATTTGCTTGATAAAAGAGTAGATACATCGGTGCTAAAAGATGTAACGATTACTCCGAACGGACAATTCTTTCGTACAGATAAGCAAGGCTTTCTTCCTAAGATGATGTCTGAGATGTATGATGACCGAAAGAAGTTCAAGAAAGAGATGTTGAAGGCTCAACAAGACTATGAGAATGAGACTGACAAGAAAAAGAGAAAAGAAATTGAGAAACTGATTGCACGTTATAACAATCTACAACTTGCAAAGAAAGTTTCATTGAACTCTGCTTACGGTATCATGGGTTCACAATACTTCCGTTTCTATGATTTGCGTATTGCTCTTGCTGTAACACAAACTGGTCAGCTATCAATTCGTTGGATTGAAAACAAACTCAATCAGTATATGAATGATGTTCTCAAAACGAACAGTGATTATGTGATTGCTTCAGACACAGATTCAATCTATCTAAATCTTGGTCCTCTTGTGAAGAAAGTATATGGTGTTGATGGTAAAGTAACTTTGCCCGGTGCAAAAGCAATTGAGTTCATGGACAGAGTGTGTGAACAGAAAATTCAGCCATATATTGACAAGTCATATCAAGAACTTGCTGATTACGTTCATGCGTATGAACAGAAGATGCAGATGAAGCGTGAGGGTCTTTCAGACAAAGGTATCTGGACTGCAAAGAAGAGATACATTCTGAATGTATATAACAACGAAGGTGTTCAGTATGCCAAACCAAAACTCAAAGTCATGGGTCTTGAGATGGTCAAGTCATCAACACCTACAGTTGTGCGTGACAAGATGTATAAGCTGATTGAGTTGGTAGTGAATACAGATGAAGAAACAGTTCAACAATTTATTGCCGACTTCAAAGAAGAATTCAAAACATTACCTGTAGAAGATATATCTTTTCCGCGTGGATGCAATGGTTTGTCTGAATATTCTGATTCCGTTACAATATATAAAAAGGGAACACCAATTCATGTCAAGGGTGCAATACTCTATAATCACTATCTGAAACAGTATAACCTTACAAATAAGTATCCGTTTGTAAAAGAAGGTGAGAAACTAAAGTTTACTTATCTAAAGGTTCCAAATCCAATCAAAGATATGGTAATTTCTTTCCCTACAAGATTGCCAAAAGAGTTTGATCTACAAGAATATATTGATTATGATACACAGTTTGAAAAAACTTTCCTTGAACCAATCAAATTGATTTTGAATTGCATTGATTGGAAAACAGAAAAACAATCTACACTTGAAGACTTTTTCTCATGACACAGGTTATATTACCACTGTTGACTGCACTTGCACTGTCTGGTATCGCAGCATACTATTCAGTGATAGGTCTTGCTCAGATATTTCCAGGCTCTTACTGGCCAATTATCATCATGGGTTCTGTACTTGAAGCATCAAAACTGGTAACTGTATCATGGCTTTACAACAATTGGAAGACAACATTCTCCGCAATGAAGTTGTATTTTTTAATTGCTGTTGTATTGTTGATGGCAATCACTTCAATGGGGATTTTCGGTTATCTGTCAAAAGCACACATTGAACATTCAACCAGCATAGCACCATTAGTTGAAAAGGTAATTATATATGAAGAGAAGATCAAGAGCATTCAAGCGACCATTGAGAGGAACAACAAGAACCTTAGTCAGTATGATGAAGCTGTCGATCAAATCATGGGCAGATCGAAAGATGAGAGGGGTGCCGAGAGGGCAAATCAGGTACGCAAAGCCCAACAGAAAGACCGTCAGAGAATCGCTACTGAGAATGCAGGGCTTCAAAAAGAGATTCAAAAACTTACAGAAGAAAAGCTTCCTTTATCCCTGGAAGTTAAGAAGGCTGAATCAGACTTGGGACCTATCAAGTACGTTGCTGAGGTAGTATATGGCACACAAGATCGTGATTTAATTGATAAAGCAGTCCGACTGGTAATCTTTATTATTATCATTGTATTTGATCCACTTGCTGTGTTATTATTGATAGCAGCAAATCAAACACTTCGTAAGATAAAAGAAGAGAGTGTTGAGAATGAACCAGTCAAAAGACCATCAAAGAAAAAGAAGTTTGAGCCGACTTCATCAAGAAGTCTTGAAACTTTTTTTGCAGATGATAAACACGAAATTATACCGAAAGAAAAAATAGCTAATATTGGAGATATAAATGAGCGTACTTGATAAACTAAAAAAGAGTTCAACGATTAAAGAAAGTTCTATACTTTCAAAGTCGCAATTTTTCACAGAAAAAGATATGATACAGACAGACGTTCCTATGGTGAACGTTGCATTGTCTGGCAATCTTGATGGTGGTTTGACACCAGGGTTGACGATGTTTGCCGGTCCATCTAAGCACTTCAAAACGGCCTTTGCACTTTTGATGGCATCTGCATATATGAAGAAGTATAAAGATGCTGTTGTTTTGTTTTACGATTCAGAGTTTGGTACGCCACAAAAATACTTTGAGACTTTTAATATTGATACTGAACGTGTACTGCATACGCCGATCACCGATGTGGAACAGTTAAAGCATGATATCATGAATCAACTTCAGAGTATTGAAAAAGGTGATCGTGTTATTATCGTTCTTGATTCAATTGGTAATCTTGCATCAAAGAAAGAAGTTGAAGATTCAATTGAAGGTAAGTCTGTAGCGGATATGTCACGTGCAAAACAAATCAAGAGTTTGTTTCGTATGATTACACCACATCTAACTCTCAAAGATATTCCAATGATTGTTGTGAATCACACATACAAAGAAATTGGTATGTTCCCAAAAGACATTGTTGGTGGTGGTACTGGCTCATACTATTCAGCGGATACGATTTGGATTCTTGGTCGTCAGCAAGATAAAGATGGTACAGAAATTGTAGGTTATAACTTTATTATCAACGTAGAAAAGTCAAGATATGTTCGTGAGAAATCTAAAATACCTGTTACTGTATCTTTTGATGGTGGCATTAACAAGTGGTCTGGCTTATTGGATATTGCACTTGAAAGTAATTTCGTAACAAAGCCAAGTAATGGTTGGTATGCAAAAGTAGACCAAGAAACTGGTGAAGTGTTGGATAAGAAACGTTTTGCCGATACGCAGACAGAAGAATTCTGGAAAGATATTATTGTTGATAATAAATTCAAAGAGTTTGTGAGAAAAAAATATGAGATCACTTATAACAACATTATGGGAGAAGATGAAGTTTTGGAAGAAGCCGATGCAACTTGAAGAAAATGTAGATTATAAGTTTGTTGAATCTGATGATGGTAAAGTCACTGGCGTAGGATTTTTAAAAGGAAAATACGCCGGTGTCTTGTATCATTATGGCAAAGCAAGAGTTGTTGAAGACGAAGGATTTGCAAAGCTTCAATTCTCTTATGTGATTGATTTTCCTGGTCAACATGATCCAGATGAGTTGACAAATGACCCAGAGTTTCATACAATAATGGGTGATCTTCTGACAAAAATTTTATCGGCACAAATACAAGATGAAAAGACTAGAAACTACAATTCTGAAGAATTTGATATTTAATGAAGATTTCGCAAGAAAAATCTTACCCTTTATTAAAACAGAATACTTCACCGATACAACAGAAAAAATTGTATTTGATGAGATCAACAATCATATACAACACTATAAACACCTTCCTACATACGAATCCCTTGTAATTAATTTTACAGAGTCTAAAAAACTTTCAGAAGATCAAGTCAGCGAATCTATTCAGATGATTCGTGAGATCAATGCTGACAAAGATGAGCCGACAGATGTTGATTGGCTTATCAATCAAACAGAGAAGTTTTGTCAAGATCGTGCATTGTATAATGCGATCATGCAATCTGTTAAGATTCTTGATGACAAGACAAAGAAAGAAGACAAGGGTTCAATTCCAAAACTGTTGAGTGATGCTCTTGGTGTATCTTTTGATGCATCAGTTGGTCACGATTACATTGATGATTCATCGTCACGATATGACTTCTATCATCGCCACGAATCTAAAATTCCTTTTGACCTTGATCTATTCAACAAGATCACAAAAGGTGGTTTGCCTAAGAAGACTTTGAACATTGCTCTTGCTGGCACTGGTGTTGGTAAATCTTTGTTCATGTGTCACGTTGCAGGTTCTTGTTTATCACAAGGTCTGAATGTTTTGTATATCACAATGGAAATGGCAGAAGAACGTATTGCAGAACGTATTGATGCCAATCTATTGAACATTGATATTGCAGACTTAAATTCTATTTCCAAGCAGGACTATGATCGTAAGTTTTCTGCTCTGAGGGTAAAGACTCAGGGTAAGCTTATTATCAAAGAATATCCGACAGCATCATCTTCAGCACTTCATTTTCGTGCATTGTTAAATGAATTGCAACTTAAAAAGAGTTTCAAACCTGATATCATCTTTATTGACTATCTTAACATTTGTGCAAGTGCCAGAATCAAGCCTGGTGCTAACGTAAATAGTTATTCTTATATTAAGGCAATTGCCGAAGAACTCCGGGGTCTGGCCGTAGAGTTTGACGTTCCCATCATGTCAGCTACACAGACAACCCGAAGCGGCTTCACCAGCTCGGATCCAGGCTTGGAAGATACATCAGAATCGTTTGGTCTTCCAGCTACAGCCGACTTTATGTTTGCTTTGATAAGTACCGAAGAGTTGGAACAATTGAATCAGTTAATGATTAAGCAACTCAAGAATCGGTATAATGATCCAAGTTATTATAAAAGATTTGTGGTAGGTATTGACAGGGCAAAGATGAAGCTGTATGATGTAGAACAGACTGCACAGGATGACTTGGTAGATACCGGTCAAGTTGATGATAAACCTCTGAATACATTTGGTGAGCGTGAGAGATTATCTGGAACAAAGAATAAGTTCGGAGGCTTCAAAGTATAAATACTCTAATAATTTGGAGAATTTATGGCTGCTCAACAAGGATTTCAGTACGAAATTAATGCTGCAAAAGTTTTGAAACCAATGGGGTTAGTTCCTAAAAGTTTTGTTCCAGCTGGTGCAGGTCATGATCAGCCAGACTTGATGTTAGAGTATAAAAAAATCAAAGCTGGTTGTGAATTAAAAATCACGGCTGCATCTGCTGGTTCCCTTGTTTTGAAGTATGATTCATCAGATAAAAAAAGTCCATGGAAGTTTGGTGATATCAAAAAAGATGATGAAGAAAAAATGTTCATCAAAGAACTTGCAGAAGAAGTTGGATTGTTTGATATCATTAAAAAAGAGTGGAAAGAAGTTCCCTATAAACGTGAAAAAGATTTGAAATGGGAAGCTACTGCCGGTAAACTATCACCACAACAAAGATATGAACGTGATCGTGATACATTCAAAGACATTCGTGGAGAAATATCGGCAACTAAAATTGAACAATATTATAATAAAAAAGCCACGTACTATGTAAACGTAGGAACACATGGTTTCTATCTCATGGGTAAAAAAAATCCATTGAAATTGAAAGGTGTTCCAATGTTTGGCACTTCAGCAAAAGCAACATATCGTGCCCGTGTACAATACAAAGGAGGTGGCAATTATCAGTTTACATTTGAAATGCAATTTGCAATACCGTCAACAAAAAAATCACCATTCAATATTGCTCCTGTCAATGGAAAAACTGTGAACATAATAACTAAAGACCTCAATCTAAGCTGCTTTGACATATGAACTTCAAAGAATATCTAAAGGAAAGTATGGAAGGAAAGAATCTTCACCTTGAACATTTGGAAGACAATGTATTGAATCATGGCGTTTCTGGCGCACGTGGTTCATTGGAGTTTTTACGTTCATTGCGTAATATGCTTGCTGGTCAAACAGGTTCAAAAATAAACGTGACCACAAAGTGGGATGGTGCTCCTGCCATTTTTGCTGGTGTCAATCCTGAGAATGATAAATTTTTTGTTGGCACGAAATCAGTATTTGCAAAAAATGCAAAACTGAATTATACTGATAAAGATATTGATGAGAATCATCCAGGCGAAGGACTCAATGAGAAACTAAAACTTGCATTAGCATTTTTGCCTAAGTTGGGTATCAAAGGTGTTCTGCAAGGCGACATGATGTTTTCTAAGGGTGACATCAAGCATGAAACAATTGATGGTGAAGATTATATTACCTTTCAGCCAAATACAATCGTGTATGCTGTACCAGTAAAATCTAAACTAGCACAAACAATGCTTGCTGCTCAGATCGGCATAGTCTTTCATACAGCATATTTTGGTAAAACTCTAGATACAATGAAAGCATCATTTAATATTGATATTGGACATTTGAAACCAACAAAAGATGTTTGGTTCCGTGACGCATCATTCACCGACGCATCTGGTTCAGCAACATTTACAGAACAAGAAACCGCTGAGATCACATCAGTTCTTTCACAAGCTGGCCGTGTATTTCAAACAATACCTGCATTGACATTGAATCGTATTGCAGCATCAGACGTTTTTCTAACGCAAATCAAAACATTCAATAACACAAAGGTACGTGAGGGCAAGAAGATTGCAGATACAAGAGCGCATACACAAGAGTTAATAAATTGGGTAGAAGCAAAACTGAATAAAGAAATTCTTGCAGCTAAAAAAGAAGACACAAAACAAAAACGCATCAAAGAGAAAAATGAAGTTATGCGTTTCTATAGGTCTAATGCAATACAACTTAAACTCATTTTTGATTTGATGAATATGATTGTTGATGCAAAGTTGATGATCATTCGCAAGCTAGAAACAATTAAAAGTATTGGTACGTTTGTTCGGACAGACGATGGTTTCAAAGTAACTGCACCTGAAGGTTTTGTTGCGGTGGACCATTTAGGTAAAGCATTGAAATTAGTAGACAGACTTGAGTTTAGCCATAAGAATTTTACAGCACAGAAAGCATGGGACAAATAATGGAATACGACATCAATAAAATTTTAGCAGAATATTCTGATAATGATTTTGGATTTACAGCAGTTGATGAAGCTGAATATGAAGCAGTCATTGCAGAGAAAGATGAAACTGTTGAAGAGTATAAAGTAAGACTCCAGCAAGTAGAAAAGATTATTATGCCATTTCTGACAAACTTATATAAGACAGCAGAACAACCATATATTCATTGGCCAAATCGTGGACCAATCATTGAGAAGCAAATTCAAAAACTACTGTCACTGACAAGAGGCTAAATGGTTACCATATCTGATTCAGCAGTAAAAAAGATCAAATCAATCATTCATGAAGAAGATCCTTCACTGAAGCTTCGTGTGTTTGTGCAGGGCGGTGGATGTTCTGGCTTTCAATATGGATTTTCTTTAGAAGAATTACCACCATCTGAAGATGATTTAACATTTGAAAAAGATGGCATTGGTGTTGTCATAGATAGTATGAGTATGCAATACATGAATGAAGCAGAGATTGATTATAAAGAAGATTTAATGGGTGCTTCGTTTACAATCAAAAATCCTAACGTGACTGCAACATGCGGTTGCGGCTCATCATTCACAATATGAAAAAATTCAAAGACTTTCTAAAAGCCGATAAAGCACAGCCACAGGAATTTGTTTCTCAAGCTGGTGCTGGAGAGTGGGGAAGACCAGAACTAACGGCTAAATATGTTGACGATACTCCTGGACAGAGTAAACAACAATATAAAAAATTCACAGGTAACTGGAACATAGCAGACAAAAATTAAATTATTGGAGATATTATGAAGGATTTGATTGTGGGTTGTGCGACCAATTATGATTGGTCAAAATTAAAGTATTGGGTTAATTCTATCAATGCATCAGGATTTGAAGGTGATAAAGTCCTGATTCTCATGAACTGCGATAAAGATACTGCACAAAAAATTACAGATGCAGGCTTCTCAATTATTGCATTCAATCAAGACGCTGACGGTAATCTAACTTATCAATCTCAATTGATGGTACACGTTGAACGTTTCGTTCACATCTACAGGTTACTCAAAGACAATCAATATCGTTATGTAATTACTACGGACGTGAAAGATGTTATCTTCCAAAAGAATCCATCTACATGGCTTGAGAATAATCTATTAGAAAAAGAACAATTAGTATTTGCATCGGAAAGCATCAAATATAAAGACGAACCGTGGGGCCGTGAGAATCTAACGCAATGTTATGGTCAGGGCATCTATGAAGACTTTAAGAACAATACTATCTTTAACGTAGGTGTTCTTGCTGGTCGTGGTTATGCAATGAGAGATTTGGTACTGCAATTATTTTTAAACTGCATCAATCGTCCAATTCCAATTGTTGATCAAGCAGTATTCAATGTTATGATTTCTAGACATCCATATCTTGATTCATCAATGTATACAGCATCAGAAACAGGATGGGCATGTCAATTAGGCACAACGGCTGATCCAAGTAAGATTGATTCATTCCGTCCATTCCTTCTGGAACCATCACCGAAATTAGAGGGCGATAAAGTTGTAACTTCAAATGGAATAGAGTATACTATTGTACATCAATATGATCGTGTTCCCGAGTGGAGAAAAGTGATTGAGGCAAAATATGATGACAAATAAAATTAAAGAGTTGTTTTGGGAATTAGAAAAGCCATCCACTAAATGGTCTGGTTACTTTGATGTGTATGAAAGGCATCTGAATAAGTTTGTTGGTAAAGCACCACGCATACTAGAGATTGGTATTCTCGGTGGTGGTTCTATTGAGATGTGGTTGAAATACTTTGGTGAAGGCACTCAAGTTGTTGGCCTTGACATCAATCAAGAATGTTTGAAGTATGAATACAATGGTGATGTCAAGATTGTGATGGGTGATCAAGGCGATACTGCATTCTGGGATGA